TTTGGGCGTGGAGTATAGCGATGACTGACAAACAAACGTTTTTCTTACGCAACGAGCAAGTGCGGTCAAATTGCCAGTCATTTATCCAAGATTTACCAACGGACGATAAAAAGCCGCTTGTTATCAAAATCCAACCGATGACACGCAACCTTGAGCAAAATGCAAAATTTCACGCCATGTGCCAAGACGTAGCGAACCAAGCGGAATTTATGGGCCGTAAACTCTCAATGGAGCAGTGGAAAGTCTTATTTATCTCCGGCCATGCAATCGCAACGAATCAAAAAGCGGACGTTGTGCCGGGTCTTGAGGGCGAATTTGTGAATATCCGTGAGAGCTCGGCAAAAATGAGCGTATCACGAATGGCAAGCCTAATCGAATATGTCACAGCTTACGGCGTGGCTAACGGGGTTAAATTTAACGATAGATGGGGATTTTACGGACGATGAAAAACATTGATTGGAACTGGATTGCGTATTTAGTTTTTACCGCATTTGTTATTTGGTTGGTTAACGGCGGTCAAGGATGATTTGGACTCATTATTTTGCGGTATTGGCAGCACTATCACTTACGCCCGTTTTTGTGTTGTTCTGGGCATTATTTTTTGTCCACGGAAAACACACAAGTAAGATTTTTATTTACTGCCTAACCGGTTGTGTATTAGGTGGCTTGATGTGGATTGCGTTAGGCGTTGGATTGGGGTTGACGGTGATTTTGGAGGGGCGATGAGTAATCCAAAAACTAAAACCCTCAAGCCTAAAAAATGCAAGTCATGCGGCATTGAGTTTATCCCCAAAAACTCTCTCCAAAAAGTCTGCTCACCTAAATGCGCACTTGATTTAACCCGTCAAAACGCACAGAAAGAGCGAGATAAGGCGGAAAAGAAAAAGCTGAATGAACGTAAGGCTAAATTAAAAAGTCGTTCAGAATGGCTAAAAGAGGCGCAGGCGGCATTTAATAAATTTATCCGGTTACGGGATAAAGACCAACCTTGTATCAGTTGCGGTCGCTATCATCAAGGGCAATACCATGCCGGGCATTATCGCAGTGTCGGAGCCTGTCCCGAATTGAGATTTTGCGAACTAAACGTACACAAACAATGCGCACCCTGTAATGACCACAAAAGCGGGAATATTATCGAATATAGAATCAATCTCGTAAATAAAATCGGTGCAGATAAGGTGGCTTGGTTAGAGCGACAAGACCACGATCCGAAAAAATACACCATCGAAGATTGCAAAGAAATCATCAAACACTACAAAGCAAAAATCAAAGAGTTAAAAGGAGCCAATTAATGCAGTATAGCGTCGAAAAGATTTTAGTTCGCTGGGGGAATTGCTGGGGGAGAGACCGTATTGGCACGGAATATCCAAGCGTAACGCCAAGCATTCCTGTTTTACAATCAGCCCCGCGCAAAGCATGGCTAAAGCACTTGAGTGATGATGAATGTTTAAAAATTGAGGGCGCAATAATGGCATTGCATCGGGTAGATTTAGCGGCATATCAGGTTACGATGGCTCTGTATGTGCAGCAGCTGGGCGAAAAGGATATCACACGCGCATTGGCAATTTCCCCTGCCAAAATGTATCGCCTACGCACTCGTGGTATTGGGTTTTTACAAGGTGCGTTTTCAATGCTGAAAATTAAGTATCATTACATCGGATGAAGAATAAAAAGCTCACTTATGCCGGCGTTAATGTCAGTCAGAAAGTGCGGTCGATTTTGACCGCATTTTTATTATGATAAAATATGAGATCTAAATCACAAAATTAAAATTAGAATACACTAAAAAGCTACTCAAATATTTTGGGTTTTGTAGAATAGCTGCTCTTATTCACCCCAAAAGGATCTAAATATGAGCGAACAAATTTTCAAAGAAAGGGTATTAGCACATGCCCAACATGTAATAAGAGCAGGTCAACATTGCACAACTGAGGAGACAACAAAACAGGCTTTAATCCTGCCGTTTCTCGATATTTTAGGATTCTCACCTTATGATCCAATCAAAGTGAAAGCCGAGTATGCCGCTGATTTTGTGGGTGCCAAGAATGGTGAACGCGTTGATTATGCGCTATTTTGTCATAATGTTCCTGTGATGTTCATTGAAGCTAAATCTTATAATGAAGATTTAACAAATCACTCTCCGCAGTTAGCCAGATATTTTAATGCAACACCGGAAGTAACTGTGGCTGCAATTACAAACGGGCGTGAATGGCGTTTCTTTACCGATTTAAAAGATAAAAATATCATGGATACGTCACCATTCTTGCGGGTTAATTTTGAGATTTTAGATGAATCAAAAATACCTCAATTATCTCAGTTTTGTCATGATAACTTCCAACCGGAAGCATTGCGCACCTTGGCTGAGGAAAGCATTTATTTATCCGCATTCACCAAAACTATCTCATCCTCATTAAAAGAAATTGATAGCGAATTTGTGCGTTATGTCGCCGGACGTTCAAATATTGGAAGACAGTTAAATCAACGTTTTATTGAGGCTATTACGCCAATTGTTAAACAGGCGGTTGAAAAGTCGGTTAGTGATATGGTGGTTTCAGGACTATCGAAGAAAGTCGTTGAACCTGAACCAATTAATGAACCTGAGTCAATTGTTGTTGATGAAACTGCGCCAATAGTTGATCCTGAAAACAGTAAAATTATTACTACATATACTGAAAGACAAGTGCTTGAATATGTTTCGATGATCCTTGGTGAAGAAGCGGATTTAGTTGCTAAAGATACTGAAAGTTATTTTAGTGTTTTATATCAAGGTAAATCTAATAGATGGATTTTGCGCTATTTTGACAATAAACAACGTCCTTCAATTATTATCCCGATTGAATTGACGCAGGAAAATCATAAAGAAATTGCGAGATCTGGCTTAGAAATGTCCGGCAGCCAGATTATTATTGATTGCCCTGAGAATATTTTAAGATTAAGTGGCATTATTCGAGACTGTTTCGAATATTGTATTAATGACGAAAATTTTAGAAAAAAATCGCAATAACGCACTCAAAAGCCTGTTTACAACACAGGCTTTTTTTATTAGTATGCTTTTCAAGGTGTCGAAGCCTGAAACCAAAAGCGGAAGTCCGCACCCGACAGCATAGCGGTTTTTTTATGCGTAAAATTTGTGATCTCGTTTAGTTTTATTGCCATTAAGACTTAACACGCATAAATCCAATTTCATCTATGCCGAGCGGGTGACTAATACAATACCCGCAAGGGGAATACGTCCAGCTGACTTTTGGCAGCCTTCGAACCGCTCGGCACCCTATATGGGTAAATCTCAATATCGAAGAAACACCAAAAGGAGACATTCTATGTCTAATCAATCTCAACTATCTACATTCAGCTTTGAATCAAATTCTATCCGCACTTTAGCTATCAACAATGAGCCTTGGTTCGTTGCTAAAGATCTTTGTGACACTTTAGGAATTAAAAACCCAACCCAAGCCTTGGAAAATCTAGATGAGGATGAGCGGTCTATGTTTAACATAGGGCGGTCAAAAGTGCATGGCGGAGGCGGTGAGGTTAATATTGTTAGCGAAAGTGGAATGTACACTTTGATCTTACGTTGCCGTGATGCAGTGAAAAAAGGATCTATTCCACACCGTTTTAGAAAATGGGTAACAGCAGAAGTTTTGCCGGCAATCCGTAAAACAGGCAAATATGAATTAAAAACTACGGTAGATGATCGCACGGGCCTGCGCAATGCTGTAAATATGTTGGTTAGCAAGAAAGGCTTAATTTATTCTGACGCTTACCATTTAATCCACCAGCGCTTTAACGTGGAATCAATCGAAGATTTAACCCTTGAACAACTCCCTGAAGCAGTAGAGTATGTTCACAAAATAATTTTAGAAGGGGAATTAATCACTGAGGCTGAATTGCCTAGCCGTGAAAAGAAATTCACCTTTGAATTTACTGAGTACGAACTTCAACAGCTTGCTTGGCTGTGGTTCGCTTTCAAACGTGGGGTCGGCACTTTCCAACATATCGAAAAAGCCTTTAAGGCACTGGGCTCAAATATGAGCGGGCAAATCTACGGACAGGCTTACGAATATTTAAGTGTATTACGCTCAACAAACAAAATCTTAAACCGCATTACACAAGAGTTTGAGGTTAACCAAATGACAAACTGGCGAGCATTAGAACACTTGCGCCAGTTTGACCCGAAAGCCGTCAGAATCGACTTCTAAAACAACACAAAATCCGACCGCACTTTTGAAAAATTGTGCGAGGGGATTTTTACACAAAATTTATAAAAACACTTGATTACTTGCAAGTGAAAGTGTACTATTCTCTGTAAGTTGCGGTTTTAGCGCATAGCAAACGCACAAAAGAATTTTACAGCCCTGATCTGAAACGGTCGGGGTTTTTTATTACCAAATATCAAGCCTACGTTAACGCGTGGGCTTTTTTATTGCCTGAAACACGGCGGAGAAAACAATGCCGATGAAAGAGCCTGATGTGTGGGCAATGATTATTGCCTGGCTACAATTAAATTTTGGTAACGGGACAATTCACAGTGCCGGTGCTGCAATTTTTATGTCGCTTTTAAGAATGGGGTTTATGCGCAAGAAACCCGCATTTCGCTACGTATTTATTGATGCAATGATTTGTGCGTCTATCGCTGGAGTTACCGTGCCGATATGTACACACCTTGTTGGCCATGCAGAATTTTCTGGCTTTCTCGGTACGATGATTGGCTTTATCGGCACCGAGAAGATCCGCGAATTTTTATTTAAATTTATCAACCACCGTGTAAATGACGGTGATATTAGCTATAGACGCAGTAACGGAAGTAAATACGATGATGATAATTTCAGAGAGTAAATTTAATCAGGTTTTTCCACGCGCCAAAAAAGGCATTTATGCGGCGATTGAAAAGCAAATCGAAAAAGCTGGCTGTGTAACTAAAATCCAACAAGCGATGTTTTTAGCACAATGCGGACATGAGAGCGCAGGATTTTCTGTTTTTACCGAAAATCTAAACTACTCTGACTATGCGCTAACTCAATGCTTCCGCAAGTATTTTGACCCATTGACTGCTAAACAGTACGCTCGCAAGCCTGAGCAAATTGCCAATCTCGTGTATGCCAACAGAATGGGTAATGGCGATGAAGAAAGTGGTGACGGCTGGCGCTATCGTGGCCGTGGAATTATCCAAATCACTGGCAAGAAAAACTATATCGCTTTTCGCAACTGGTTGGGGCGTGATTTTGCATTACATGAGATGGCGGAAGATTTGGATTTGGCTGTGTCAGCTGCGGTGTGGTACTGGCAGACAAATGAATTGGCAAGTCTGGCAAGCGTTGAAAAGGTTACGATCCGAATCAACGGCGGAACAAACGGACTTGCTGACCGAGTGGCGTTATATCGCAAATTAATGGCGTAATTATGATTGGATTAAATCAAATATTCACAGCTGCAATTTTGGGCTTGTGCGGTTGGATTTGGTATCAAAGCGACACTATCTCTGACATCCGTGCCGAAAACCAAGAGCAAGCCCAAACCATTAAACAACAAAAAGAAACCATTAAGCAGCAACAAGAGGCTAACCAAGCCTTAACCACAGCTCTACAACAAGAACGTGCGGCGGTAATTGAGCAACAACAACGCAATGACGAAATCGAACGGATGGCAACAGAAAATGCGGAATCAATTAAAACGATTATTAAGACACAACCTTGTGCTAACACTCGCCTCCCTCAGTCTGTTATTGACCGCCTGCGGAAGTAACACAACCAAGACAAGTTATATCTACCCACCCCAAGCCTACACGGTGCCGTGTGCTAAGACGGCGTTTACCGGTGAGACTTACGGTGATGTCGTATTACAGCTTGTCAAGGTAACCGCAGAGCGAGACAAGTGCGCAAGCCAAGTAGATAATCTCAATAAGTGGATTAACCAAACCAAGACCGCCAATTAAAGTGCGGTCTTTTTGTTATGTATATGCTACATACCTTAGCTATACCTCCGCTCAAGATGTTAAAAATCTCGGGGTTATATCTAAGTTATGTGATGTAAATGTTACTTTTCATGTAATTTGCGAATATTTTTAAGCAATTCCTCTAGGGAGAATTGAACAGCATACGGGCAAGGCGTAAAACGCTGATCGCCCTCATCTCTCAAGTAATTGTATATGGTTGTTCGGTTAACCCCTATACGGCGTGCTATCTCGCTCATAGAAATATATTCTTGGAGAGACGCTAAAAGCCGGGACACATTCTCCCGGCTTGAGTTGTGAAATTTTGGTGCGTTTGGTCTTAGATTGTCCATTTAGAATTACGATACTCCTCAGTGTTTCGAATAGCCATGTTTCGCACTGCGCTTAAAAATGCTCTCTCTAAAGAGTTGCCCCAGGAATTGAAATTATCTGAGTTACACTCCATGGAATCGCATAGCATATAAAGTTGAATGCCAGAGCAGTAAGTTTTTGTTGATTTGTGATATTTGAAAGAATCCGCTGGCGGCATATCCTCTCCGTATCTAGCATTATATGCGCTGATATTTGCGTTTTTAAGCGCTAACCCGATTTTTTTTGCGTCGTCTGAATTGTTAATTTTGTGCATTATGCCGCCGTGGGGGAAGGTTAATCCAACAAATTCGGCAAACTGGCAGATTGCAGTAATTTGATTGTCGCTAATGATTTGTACTGACATTTTAATCTCCATTTTTGGTATTTTGAAAATCTAGCAAGCCCGATTGCTTGCTGATGTAAAAATTATATAAAAATATGTTGCATATTGCAACAGTTTTGATATCATAATCCTGTATTAAGATAACAGGAGGCTTAAATGGCTGCATTATCAGGCGAGAAAACAATTGATTTTGTTGCGAATCGCCAAAAGAAAACATTGCTAGCTTTTAGCTGCGGTAAAGATGCCGTGGCGGCGTGGCTAGCAATAAGAGATAAATTTGAAGAGGTCATCCCTTATTATCTCTATCTTGTCCCTCATTTAGAGTTTGTTGATGAGAGCATAGATTATTATGAGCGGTTTTTCGGTGTAAAAATTACACAACTCCCGCACACAAGCGTAAATCGGATGCTAAATAATCTTGTTTTTCAGCCGCCTCAAAATTGCCGGGTGATCGAAGATGCTATGATGCCGGAATATGATTATGTCAATGTCCAGCAAGCTATGTGCGATCGCTTTGATTTGCCAGCCGACACATTGGTCGCTGACGGTGTTCGCGCGGCGGATAGTCCAATGCGCAGAATTGCAATCAATACTCATGGGAGTATAAATTTCAATCAGTTGAAATATCACCCAGTATGGGACTGGAAAAAAGCAGATTTGATAGATTGTTTTAGAAAACACAATGTCAAGCTGGCTAAAGATTACAAGATTTTTGGGCGCTCGTTTGATGGCCTTGATTTGCGTTTTTTGTATCTTATCAAGCAACATTTTCCGCGTGATTATCAAAAAATCCTTGAATTATATCCGTTGGCTGATTTGGAAATTTTTAGATGGGAGTGCGCAAATGGCAAGCATTGATAAAAAGGCATTAATTGAACAAGCGAAAATCAAGCAGCAAAAAACAAAAGCTGAAATAGCGAAGAAAAAAAGACAAAAAGTGAAAAGTTATGTCGATATGCCGGAGCCAACCGGTGATGTCGAAAAAGATAGTTATGCTGATTTAAATGCGGTTCAAAAAGGGTTCCGCGATGCAATTAAGCGTGAAGATAAACGATTCGAATTAGCGACAGATTCTGAGTATTGGTTCTGTGTCTGCTTTCAAACACGGGAGCAGAAAGAATTTTTATTAAAGGCTATGGAGCTATTTGAACATGGTGACAAATATCTAGATGGGCAGATTCTTGCTCAAAAGCTTGGTATCAAATTACCAGATGCATCGGTGCCATATCGTACTGAAGGGAAAATTGATAAAGCATATCTAGAGTTTGTCAATTAAAGTAAATTTTAAAAGTGCGCCTCGATAGAAATATCGGGGCTTTTTTGTTTTGAGGATTTGTTATGCGTAGTTTTGTAAGGCTAGCAAATAATGGTGGGATCATGTTTACAGGTTCTTCCGGTCGTCGGGCGCGTAATCCAAATGCTGCGCGCTCAAGTGGTAGTTAATTATTAATAAGGAGCAAATTATGCGAGGATTTTTAAGTCGCGCAGCTGGTGCGGTTCGAAATTTCTTTGGCGGCGGACGTCGAGCATCAAACTCAAGTCGTAGCCGTTCTTCCGGTTCTTAATTTAAAAACAACCCCATGAAAAGGATGTTAAATGTTAAATAGCAAGGCTAAACAATGTACCGCAAAGAATCGTTCGGGGTGCAGATGTAAAAATCCTGCTATGGCTAATGGCAAATGTCGTATTCATGGGGGGCTTTCTACCGGCGCACCAAAAGGAAATAAGAATTCGGCAAAGCCAGGATCTATTTATTCAAAATTTATGACCGATGAAGAGTTGGATATTTTAGATCAAATCGAACTTGATAATTTAGATCAGGAAATCAAAGTTTACCGAATCAGACTTTACCGCCTACTTGCCGAAGAGCAAAAACAAAAAGACGAATTAGAGCTTAAAGTAAGAACAACGCAAACACCAGTCGTTGGAGGATTGCCTGCGACAGCCGAAGATGGCGAAGATGAAGATCTGATTGAGACAAAGCAATATGCCAAGCGAGATTATCACGCTTTAATTAATCAGACCACGGCAAGACTACAGTCACTTATTCAAATGAGACAGGCTTTAACCGGCCAGAAATTAGATATTGAGTTGAAACAACTTCAATTAAATGCAGCCAACGGCGAAGATGCAGAACAAGAAGAGCAAAAAATCACTATTGAAGTCGTGGATGCAAGAAAACGAGATAAAAATGCCTAAGTTAAACGTACCTCAAAGCCAATTTTTAGCGATGGATAAGAAATTCCGCGCTTATGTTGCAGGGTTTGGATCTGGTAAAACATGGGTCGGCTGCGGTGCCATTATGAAACACCTTGCCACTTATCCCAAAGTGAATTCTGGCTATTTTGCGCCTACATTCGGGCAAATTCGAGATATTTTCTATCCTACCGTTGAAGAAGTGGCCCACGACTGGGGATTTTCAGTAAAGATTAATTCATCCAATAAAGAGGTTCATGTTTATCGCAATAAACGATATAGAGGCACGATAATTTGCCGGTCAATGGATAATCCGGAATCAATTATCGGCTTTAAGATCGGTCACGCATTATGTGATGAATTGGATGTTATGCCGACCCAGAAAGCCACCGTTGCATGGCGTAAAATTATCGCTCGTATGCGTTATAAGATAGACGGTTTGCGAAACGGCGTTGATGTTACCACGACCCCTGAGGGGTTTAAGTTTGTTTACCAGCAATTTGTAAAAGCGGTACGGGAAAAACCCGAGCTTGAAACGCTTTACGGACTAATTCAAGCGAGCACTTATGATAATGAGGCTAACCTGCCTGATGATTATATAGATTCACTTCGCCAATCATACCCCGAACAGCTTATTGAGGCGTATTTAAATGGGCAATTTGTCAACTTAAATAGCGGAACAATTTATAACAATTTCAACCGCACTTTGAATCATACTGATTTAGTGATGGATAGTTCAGAGCCTTTACATATTGGTATGGACTTTAACGTAATGAATATGAGCGCTGTAACTCACATCGTCCGAGGTGGAAATCCTTATGCGGTTGATGAATTAAAAGGCGTGAGAGATACGCCAGAGATGGCAAGAGTGTTAAAAGAGAGATATCCCAACCATAGCATCATCATCTACCCCGATGCCTCTGGTGGAAATACAACAAGTAAAAACGCCTCAGAATCGGATATTAGCATACTGCGTAAAAACGGTTTCCGTGTAGAAGTTGGCGCTCGCAACCCTTATGTGAAAGATCGAATTCTTTCTATGAACGGGATGTTTTGTAATATGGATGGTGAACGGCGTTATTTTGTGAACACGAAAAAATGTCCTGCTTATACGGAATGTCTTGAGCAACAAGCATACGATCCGAACGGAAATCCAGATAAATTGGGTGGGTTTGACCATTTAAATGATGCGGCAGGTTACTTCATTAATACGCTTTATCCGGTGGTTAAACCAATCTCAAGACAAACCGCTTTCAGACTTTATTAGGAATAATTATGAGCTTAGTTTCAAACGTTGGCGCGGAAATGACAAACTTACACCTCAAGACGCGCATTATCGATGATTTGCTTGGCGGTACTTTGTCAATGCGTGCGGCCGGGCAGAAGTATTTATTCAAAATGCCACTGGAAAACAAAGATGCTTACGAGAATCGACTTAACCGCTCAACGCTCTACCCGGCTTTAAGTGAAACATTGGCGCAAATGTGCGGTAGAGTTTTTTATTCTCCGATCAATGTTTCTAATGTGGATAAGAAAATTGTAGAAGACATTTTGCCTGATGTTGATACGGAGGGAAATGCGTTAGATGTGTTCGCTTCTCAATGGTTTTATGCGGCATTGGCTTACGGCGTAAGTTTTGTGCTGGTGGACTACACAAAAACGGGCGACGCAAAAACAAAGGCAGAAGAGAAAGCGATTGGCGCCCGCCCCTACCTTGTTCACATCAAGCCGCAAAATGTCCTAGGCATTAAATACGATCGCATTAACGGTAACAAAGTCATGACGCAATTCCGCTACAAAGAATTTGTAACGGAGGAGGATGGGGAATTTGCTACCAAAGTCGTAGAGCAGATTAACGTATATGAAATTGGTCGAGTGCGTAAATATAAACCTCAAAGTGATGGCAATGGGAAATCGTCTTTTATTGAGATTGAGAATATCGAAGTCAAAGCAAACGGGGCGCCTTTAACCTTTATTCCGATTGTGCCGTTTATCACGAAAAAGACCGGTCATTTTGCATTGGGTGAGCCACCTTTGATGGAATTGGCAAACCTAAATATTAAGCACTGGCAAAGCCAAAGCGATCAAGACAACCTTTTAAATACCGCAAGAGTACCGTTGCTTGTTCGAATTGGTGTGACTGATGATTCTACGGTAAAAATCGGGAACAGCATTGTTGATTTACCTGCCGGCGCTGATTTGCGTTATGTGGAACATACCGGCTCAGCCATTGCCGCTGGGCAGAAAAGTTTGAATGAGCTTGAAACGCAAATGCGTGTTGCCGGCGCTAAATTGCTTGAAAAAGCTGATATGGCGATGACTGAAAGTCAGGCGCGAGATGAGCAAAATAAAGAGATTAGTGCATTACGATTATATGCTAATCGTTTTGAGGATGCTTTGGATTTGGTGCTTGAATATGTCGGTGTTTGGCTCGGCATTGAAAGTAAAGAAGTTGGAAATGTTGAGATTAGCGGCAATATTGATGGCAATCTTGATCCTAATGCCTCAATGGATAGTGTGATTAAATTGCAATCCGCCGGCATTATTTCCAAGCAAACCACATTCGAAGAGGCAAAACGCCGCGGGCTTATTTCTGATAACGTAAATTGGGAAGATGAGCAAGCAAGAACGGACGGTGAGGGCTTGAACAATGACGACTTCAGTGAATAAAACACCGGATGAATTATTGGAAAGTCTCTTAGCGGATCGAAAGGTTTTGTTATTTCGGTATGATGCGCATTTACGCCGTGAAATTTATAAGAAATTGACTGTGTTACAAAAACAGTTGATTAATAAAATTTCTGCTGTCGGCGTGGATGGGGTGAATCAACGCGAACTTAATCGATTGCTGAAAGAGGTTAAGGAATTAGTCGCAGAGACGTATAACAACATCAGTGACTATTCGTCTGGTGAGCTGAATGCACTTTTACCTATTGAAACAATGGCGGCCCACAAAATCTATAATGCAGCTTTTAAGTTCGATTTGTTTACTCCGGTGCCGGAATACAAAATCAATGCGATTAAAAGTGCCATCATTGTTGCTGGTTCGCCACTGAATGATTGGTGGGCTAAACAAGGTGACGATGTAGCCTTTAAGTTTTCCGGCATTATTCGGCAAGGCATGCTAGATGGAAAGCAAACCTCTCAACTCGTTACCGAAACAAAGGAGTTATTGCAAATTTCCCGTCGCCAGGCCGAAACATTAGTGCGAACGGCGGTAATGAAAGTACATGATAAGGCGCAGGAAGTATTGCGAGATGAAAATGCCGATATTATCAAAGGTGAGCAACATATTAGTACGCTTGATTTACGCACCTCTGATATTTGCCGCGCCCGCGATGGCAAAGCGTGGAATTTGGATAAAAAGCCAATAGGCCACAATTTGCCCTATCAACGCCCACCATTGCACCCGAATTGCCGAAGTACGTTACGCTTAGTTACTAAGTCGTGGCGTGAACTTGGTCTTGATGCCAACGACATACCAGAAAGCACCCGTGCGAGTATGGATGGACAAGTTAAAGATAATCTCAATTACGAAAATTGGCTTAAATCAAAAACGACCGAACAGCAAGATGAGGTGTTAGGTAAAGGGAAAGCTGAATTATGGCGCAAGGGAATTATAACCTTTAGGGATATGCTCGATCAGTCCGGCAGACCGTTAACACTTAAAGAATTGAAAGAGATTCACAATTAACAAATTTTTTTAAACGAAACCGCTTACATCGGAAGTTGTAGGCGGTTTTTTATTATCCACGATTCGGAAGAATCACAAGCAAATAGGACGGAAGTTCATGAAATTAAAACTCGATGAAAATGGCAATGTAGTAGTTCAAGATGGCAAGCCTGTTTACGTTTACGATGACGGGAAAGAAGTTGCCTATGATGTTCCAGCAGCAGTTGCCAAGATCGGCTCGTTAAATGCAGAAGCAAAACAACACCGTGAGGCGAAAGAGGCGGCAGAGGCTAAGCTTAAAGCGTTTGATGGTATTGAAAATGCGGAAGCTGCGAAAAAGGCGTTAGAAACCGTTAAAAATCTTGACGACAAAAAACTGATTGATGCCGGCGAAGCTGAAAAAGTGAAAGCGGAAGTCGTGAAACAGTACGAACTAAAACTTGCTGAAAAAGATGCTGAAATTGCGAAAGCAAAAGACGCACTACACAGCGAAGTGATTGGTGGTGCATTCGCGCGATCTCAATTCATTTTAGACAAAATGGCAATTCCAGCGGACATGGTTCAGGCGTACTTTGGCAAGCACTTTACCTATGAAAATGGCAAGGTGATCGCAAAAGACGCATTAGGTAATCAAATCTTTAGCCGTAAAGTACCTGGCGAAGCAGCGGACTTTGACGAAGCAATCGAGCAAATTGTCTCTAACTACCCACAAAAAGACTACATCCTGAAAGCAAGCGGCAACTCCGGTAGCGGTTCAGGTGGTAGTTCCGGTGAAGGTGGTTTCAAAAACCCTTGGATGAAAGATCATTGGAATATGACTGAACAAGGAAAAATCTTTAAAGAATCGCCTGAACGAGCCAAGCAATTAGCCGCTCAAGCGGGAATTAAAATCTAATTTAACAAAAGGAAAGATTAAAATATGGCAGCAGTTAAAATTTCTGACATTATCGTCCCTGAAATCTTTGCACCTTATGTGATTAATCGTACCGTGGAAAAATCCGCGTTATGGCAATCCGGTATCATCTCCAATATTGACGAATCAAGCTTATTGGCTCAAAAAGGCGGCGCATTAATCAATATGCCGTTCTGGAATGACTTGAGTGGCGATTCTGAAGTGTTATCCGATTCTGGACGCTTGACCGTGAACAACATTAAAGCCGGTGCAGACGTGGCTATTTTACATGCGCGCGGTAAAGCATGGGGTGCAAACGACTTGGCTCGCGCTTTAGCTGGTGATGACCCAATGAATGCTATCGCTGAAATGGCGGTGGATTATTGGGCGCGCGAAATGCAGAAGATTACATTAGCCACCTTAAAAGGGGTGTTTGGTTCCGCAACAATGGCAGGTAACTTGTCCGACATTTCCAAAGCTTCCGGCACGGCGGCTGTAATCAGCGGTGATAAATTTATTGACGCATCTTTCAAACTTGGTGATGAAGTCAATCAATTAACCGCCGTCGCAATGCACTCAGCCACTGCCGCAGTATTGGCAAAACAAGGCTTAATCCAAACCATCCGTGATGCTGATGGTGTTGTGTTGTACCAAACCTACATGGACAAACGAATCATTGTTGATGACTCTATGCCTGTAGAATCTGGTGTTTACACCACCTACTTATTTGGTGCCGGCGCTATCGGTTACGGTGAAGTGGGCGCGCCTATGCCGGTTGAAACAGATCGTGATAGTTTGGCGAGTGAGGACATTCTCATTAACCGCCGTCACTTCGTTTTACATCCGCGCGGTGTTAAATGGAAAGGTACTGCCGGCATTGCTCCAGTGAATACCGGATTGGCAACCGAAAGCAACTGGGAACGCGTTTACGATCCGAAACAAATCCGCATCGTTGCATTTAAGCATAAATTAGCTTAACGCAATAACCTCTCACAAAGCCGCTCAGAAATGGGCGGTTTTTTATTAGGAGTCTTTATGGGCCTAGCGTCTTTTAACATGATGTACGAAGAACAAGCAAGATTGCGACAGCAACAGGAGCAAAACGACCCTACATTAGATGTCGCAAAGTTATCAACCGAACAAATCAAAGCTAAGTTAACCGAATTTGGTGTTGAATTTGACCCACAAGCAAAGAAACCTGAATTATTGGCATTATTGCAGGAAACTTTGAAACAAGCATAACGGAGTGATTATGGCTGATTTAATTATCCCAGATGATTCTTACGTTACGCTTGATGAGGCTAATCATTATCACGCAATGAGAGAGAGCTTTAGCGTTTGGGGGGAGCTTGAAGATGGTGTGAAGTTGCGCCGCTTAGTGAGCGCGTCCGATTTTCTCGATGTGAACTATAAATTCCTTGAGAAAAAACTTAACTCTAGCCAGCCACGGCAATTCCCACGCACTAATACCGGCGGAACAGATAAAAACGGCATTCCTACGGTCGTAAAAATCGCCGTCTTTGAATTGGCATTGCAATCCGATCTTAATCAAAACGAAGAACAGAAAATGTCCAGTGTAAAAGTCGGGCCGTTATCTGTAAATTACGAGCAAAGCCGAGGACTTGATACGAAGGCTAACCGCTTTTCTTATGTAAAATCGTTACTTGATTCTTACCTGGATAAAAATACCGGTTTCGGTACGGTTCAAATGTTGCGGGGGTGATGTGTACGGCAAGTTGCAAAATATCTCAACAAAGCTGATAAAACAATTCGGTGTTCCTTGCGTGGTGCGAACAGAAAAAGCCGGGCGTTACAATCCAGAAACGGGAGAAGTTGAAAGCCGTTCTAGAGTGGAAGAAACTGCGCATTGTCTTTTTGACAACTTGGCTTATGACTTTAATCAAAGCGGAAAGAATACATCCAATATGGTGCAACAAGGTGATGTATTGATTTATGTCACTGCCGAGGCTAATCCCGCAATTAACTCCAAGATCGTCACAAACAATGAAAAGTGGACTGTTATTAATTGCCAGCCAATTAAACCTGCCGGAGTGGCGGTGATCTATCAATGTCAGGCACGAAAGGTTGAGTAAATATTATGGGTGGGTTTTCAGCAGACATAGAGAAATTTCGGCTCAACACAATGCGGCGAGCGGATACCTTAATTCGGAAAGTTGCGATAGATACCTTTGAAAAGGTAAGAGCAAAAACACCGGTAGATACAGGGCAGCTACGAGCAAGCTGGACGGTTTCTTTAAACAATCAACCATCCTCATTTTCCGGTGCAAGTAACGCACTTTCATCCGTTAAGTTTGGCGATACGATTATTATCGCGACAGATAAAGTCTATGCTCCGATGCTTGAATATGGGTTATACCCTAAACCAGGCGGTGGAAAAACGATTAATGGATTTTCCATTCAGGCGCCAAAAGGAATGGTGAGAATTACCGTTCAAGAAATGGAGGTGTGGTTGAAAAATAATGTGAGGTTCGCATGAAACAAAAAGTGCGGTCTATTTTACAGAAACATCTAGATGGGTTGGGTAAGTTTAATACCGCATGGGAGGGGGTAAAGATTGCGCCAAAACTACCCTACCAAACAGTTTATTTAAACATATCCGCAAGTGAAACCGGCGCAATTTCTGACAGACCTCTCGCAGAAGAAGTCGGATTTCTTCAGGTGACGTTGTTTTATGAATCTGGAATGGGAACGAAATCGATAGAAGATCGAGCCGGCATCATCAGAAATCACTTTTACGGACAATCATTCACTAAAGACGGCATTCAGATCGTTATCCACAAGCCACCAAATATAGGTGGCGTTTTTTTGAGTGACGATAAGTTGGCGTTGCCGATTACTATCAATTTTACTGCTTACGAACTATAGGAGAAAACTATGTCAAGCGCTCAAGGCGTAAAACGTAAGGTCATTATTGCCAAGGAAACATCCTTTGGTACAAAAGCCGCAACCGGTACAGGAAAGGTTATTCCTCGTACTGAATGCTCACTTAATACTAACTTTGATTCATTCTCGAGCGATGAAATCCGAGCCAATATGCAACGCTCCCCATCCATTGTTGGATTTGAAAAAGTTGAGGGAGATTTAAAAGGCGAGCTGGCGGCGGGGCAATGGTCGCAATTTTTAGCGTCTGCGTTGCGAGGGGATTGGACTGAGGCAAAAGATCCAATTATCAAAAAGACCGCCGGCACGGGAGAGAAAAAAGGGAAGATACTTATCGTCCCTGAAACTGCGCATACTACCGATTCATACACGATTGAAGATGTATTTTCAGACATTAACGTTAGCCGAGTTTATACCGGTTGCCGAGTATCAAAAATCAGTATTGATGTTCAGCCAAATGGCATCGCTACGATGACCGTAACATTCCTTGGACAAAAAGGGGAAGAAAGTACAGCGCAATACTTTACCTCCCCTCCTGAAATCACCCAGTCGCCAAAACTTGCTGGTGTAAATGGGCAACTTCTTGTGAATAAGCAAAAAGCGGCGTTAGTCACCGGCTGGAAAGTTGATATCGATCTGAATGCATCTAGCGAGCCTGTACTTGGCGCCAAGTATGCGCACGATGTGTTTATTGGGACGGTGGCTGTTAGCGGATCGTTCACAATGTATTTCCAAGATAAAAGCATGATTGAGGCAGTACGCAATGGCGCTAACCTTTCTCTTGCTTTGAGAATGGATGCCGGCACAGAGAAAGACGCCGATTATATGACGTTTATTTTGCCAGGTATTAAAGCGACCAGCGTCACTATTGATGACGGTGCTAAAAACCTCATTCAGACATTAAATTTTGATGCGTTCCCAGCGGTTTACGACGCTCAAAGCACTATTGATGATGCACTGAAGAAATCAACAACAATGATTATTCAGGACACTCTCGCATAATCCACAAACAGCAAATGAATAAAGGGCTTACTTCCAAAGTAGGCCCTTTTTTTATTCAAAAAAATCAAAAGGAAACAAAGCATGGATTTTTCAAAGTTAAGCATTTCGAAGTCAGAAAACGAAAAATTTAAATTCGAAGTATTGCACCCAATTTCAGGTGACGGCACAGGAACATTCCTTGAGGTGTTAGGCTCAGAAAATAGCGCAGTGCGTAAACACCATACGGCCCTATTGCGAAAAGCACAAAAGCAAGATTTTGAAAACTTGCGCACAAATAAACCTAAATTCGATGACTTGGAAGAATTACGCGAACAGGCCATCGAAAATGCGTTAGTACGCCTTGTTGGATGGGAAAATTTAGAATGGGATGGTAAAGAATTAGAATTTACCGTCGAAAACGCCCGTAAGGTACTAACCGCTTGCCCGTGGATGTGCGCTCAAATTGTTAAAGAATCTGACGACTTGGGAAACTTCTTAAAGGCCTAATTGATGAATTGTGCGACTACGCACAAGCAGAATTTAGGCTTGATGTCACCCCGAAAGATTCAAAATCCACCATCAGGGAACATCTAACCACAATATGGGAACAAACCGGCTTTATGCCGAAAGAGTTGGATTTAACCAAGCCACCTCCCGCAATCTCTTATTTACTTCAATATTTCTACGAATTATGCCAGTCACGACAAATTGGGATGACTGTCAATCCACTGTCGTTTACTGAGATTGACGCATGGATGAGACTCAGCGAAAGACCGTTGGCGTGGTGGGAAATCGAAGTTATTAAGCGGTTAGATGTTATCTGGTTGAAAGTTCAAAACGAATAGCCCTTGGTTCGCCTTGGGCTTTTTTATTTAGTCTCGTTAAGGAATGGAAATGAAAGAGTTTACATGGCAGCCGGACTGGAAAATGAAACGTAAGAAAAAGCCAAACGTTAACGTGATTAAATTCGGCGATGGTTACGAACAACGACAGCAAAACGGCATAAACAATAACTTGCGAACTTATGATGTGACATTTACCGGCGCAGAGCAACGAGTTAGCGAGATTGAACGTTTTCTTAGCGAGCACCGTGGAGTCCATGCGTTCTTGTGGACGCCTTACGGAGATATTCAAGGTCGCTTTATTTGCCAAGAGTGGGAAGAAACCAAAGAAACTGGATTTTCAACTTTGGCAACAACGTTTGTAGAAGTGGTGGCATAAATGACAGATTTTGCAACATTAGGCATTCAAATCACCTCCAGCGGCGCGGATAAAGCTAACAATGACATAAAATCTGTTGGCAACAACGCAAAATATACCGAGCAAGCGATTCAATCGTTTATGGGGACGATGGGCAAACTAAAGGCCATTATGGCTGCCGGCTTGGGGGTTCAAGGGTTTAATCAAATCGTGCAGATGGCCGATAAGATGAACACTCTGAATGCGCAAATTAAGTTGGTTAGTAAATCAACTCAAGAATTTACCTCAGCACAAAGAAAACTGTTTGAAATCTCACAAAACACAAGAGGAAGTCTTGAGGCCACGACAACGCTTTATGTTCGATCTTCTCGCGCATTAAAAGATTTTGGTTATAGTCAACAACGCGTGCTGAATTTTACCGAGACATTAAACAAAGCTATGGCGGTCGGCGGCGTTGGCGCACAAGAACAAGCAAGCGCACTCTTCCAGTTATCGCAAGCTTTAGGTTCAGGCCGATTGCAAGGGGATGAATTTAGAACGATTGCAGAGGCTGCGCCAATAATCCTTGATACGATTGCGGAGTATATGGGGAAATCTCGTGCCGAGATCAAAGCGTTAGGCTCTGAGGGTAAAATCACCTCTGAAATTATCTTTAAAGCAATGGAAACCGCAAGCGGTAAAATTGCTAAAGAGTTTGAGGGAATGCCATTAACGTTCGGTCAAGCCATGCAACAAATGGAAAACTCAACGATGAAATTTGTCGATGAGTTTGCTAAAACGACCGGTGCATTTTCTGGCGCAGCGGAAATGGTTAGTTTTCTTGCCAAGAATTTCGATACGCTTTCCGTTGTTATTGGTGGTGTACTTGTTGGGCAATTAGCTAAATACACAGTATCTATGTCAACCGCCGCAATAGCCACATCAAGACAAGCGATAGCCAGTCAAGGTTTAGCCGGCGTGCTTAAAAACGGATTAGGTGGCGCGCTTAGTTTACTTGGTGGCCCTGCCGGCGTAATTACGATTGCTGCCAGTGCGCTGTTTTATTTTTCTCAACAAGCCGAACAAGCGCGAGCAAAATCCCTTGATTTAGAGGGAGCAAACAGATTACTAGAGAAGTCCTATAAAGACCTAACTCTTTCATCTCTTGGAGTTGAGTTTTCCAAACAAATTAAGGAGCTGCAAGAGCAAAGAAAAGAAATTCAGCGATTTAAAGCCCAGATTGCAACCAATGAATGGGAGATTGATAATAACTCAGGCAATCCTTTATTCAATTCAAACAAAATAAAGGCAGAGATTGCAGAGCTAAAACGGCAATTAAATGCCGCCTTAGAAGTGGAGGGAGTGCGCTCCTCTGCGCTAAATAATTTGCTTACCGAGTTCGCAAATAAAGCACTTTTATCCGGAAAATCATTGAAAGAATTCCGCGGTGAAATGTTGCTTGCCGGTGTTAGTGCCGATCAACTGAATAATGCTCTTTCTCCACTAAATGCTGACCTATTAAGTATCACAGGGGAGTTTCAACGCTTATTCCCAAACATTGACACGTCTAAAATTAGCATGGACGGGTTAAATGTTTCCATTGGCGGGTTTAATGTGATTGCACCAAGTGCAGAAACGGGGGCTATTAAGATCGCAAGCGGTATTTCAAAGATCGCAGCGGTTGCCGCAATCGCAAGTGGAAACTTGGATATATTGAAAAAATCCATGCCAAACGCAAACGGAGGAATTAGCGAAAAAGGGCAAAGTATTATTGCCGGCTTAAAACTTGATAAGCAAATCCGAGAAACAAAAGACCCGGCTGAGCGAGCAAGGCTACAAGCGCAAAAGAGCTTGGAAAACTACAAGGACAAGGTGCCGGAAAGCGATTTATCGGGGATTCAAAGCGCACTTTATGATAACTACCTTAGCCAAAATACGGTTAAAGGTGGAAAAGGCGGTGGCGTTGACTATGTGAAACAATACACCGAACAACTATCTAGAATGCAGGAGCAATTAGCGCAAATCAAAGCCAATGCGCAGGATTTAGATGTTTTCGGCGGTGTTTCACAATATCAAGAGGTGAACAAACTCACGCAAGATATTGCGGCCAATGCGGACAAGTATGCGCATTATGGCGCAGAGGGCATCGCAAACTTAAAACGTCTTGCCGGTGAAATTGATAGTGCCAACCAGCAATTTAATATTAAGCAGTTCGGCGTTACCAATTCAGACAAAATCAAAGAATTGGAATTCCAGCTTCAATTAATGGGTAAAACGCGCCAAGAGCAGGAGCAATTACAATTTAACCATCAACTAGAGCAAGAGGCCGCGAGACTGAAAGCCGGTATGTCCGAAAATAATATTGCTCTTTTAGATGAAGAAATTGCCAAGATTAAGCAACTTCATGAGGAATACCAAGCTAACGCCGAGAAAATGAAGTCCGATCCAATGGCAGGCATAAGGGATGGTTTTAATCGTTTTGGTCAAGATGCCGAAAACATTATGGGGAACGTTTCAAACATCACTTTGAAAGCGTTTGACGGAATGTCTGGCGCGCTCACTGACTTGGTGATGACCGGGAAAGCTGATTTTGGTTCTTTGGCAAAATCTATCATTAAAGATATTATCCAAATGACGATCAAAATGATGATCTTTAAAGCGGTGTCATCTATGTTTGGCGGTAAATCTGACGGCGGCATTGTCGGTTCGATCGATGAGCGCTATGTCGGCGGACTTGTCGGGTTTGATGAGGGTGGGTTTACCGGTATTGGCGGCAAATACCAACCAGCCGGATTGGTACATAAAGGCGAATATGTAATGACAAAAGAGGCTACATCGCTTTTGGGTGTGGACTTTTTGAATTACCTTAACTACCAAACTAAAGCTAAACCAAAAGGATTTTCTGTTGGCGGTGCCGTTGGTGGTGGGTCGTCTTATGCTGCACCTTTAATGACAAGTAACCAACCGAGCAATATCAAGGTGAACGTAATTAATAATGGTGCGCCTACACAAGCTGAGGTTGAATCAAAACAAACTGGCGATGATTTAGAAATCACCATTAAATTAATGGATGAAATTGCGGATGAACGTTATAAAAAGAATATTCAACGTGATTTTGGTCGCAATGGTGGCATCTTCTATCGAGGATAATTACAAGACCCGATTAATTTCGGGTTTTGTGATCTTGTTCAACGATTTTTAAATTTTCTTAAATATAATTGGGCATTCATTTATTTTATTTGTGAGTGTCATAATGAAGAAATTGTTATTAATCGCAGTTGTTTTGGTTTTGAGCGCTTGTGGAGAGGATGTTGTTCGCATTGATGACAGAGGCGTTTTCTTTTTCGGAAGTTTACAAATTAAAGAATTATCAAAAACTAAACCATTCACCTATGCCGGCATTATGTTATCAGATGCAAAAGGAAGTGGTGATTTTAGTTCAGTCACTTTAACAGTAAATAGAGAAAAAAATGAAAGTAAATGCTTGCCCGATACAGCAATTTTTCTTAATGGCAATGAATTACGAACAATTTCGGTAAAGTCAGAAATAAATGACGAAAAAACTATCTCTTATAGCGCTAAATATTCGTTTGATGACTACCTTGAATTTTTTGCGAAAAATAACAAAGTTATGATTAGTAGCTGTGGAATTAATCATGTTTTAACCGAGGATGAAAAGGGCGGTCTAGCAAGAATTGCTAAAGCATGGATAAAATTTACAAATAAAGCCTCTTGACTACAAAGGGGCTTTTTTATTGAAATTTTACAACCCGCTTGAATTGGCGGGTTTTTTTATTGCCTGTAAGATAGCGATGTACACGTGACAAGCGGTGTTTCTTTCTCCACTCACTGCTTCTTACAGGTCCCTTTTTGTGGAGAAAGCAGGAGAAGATATGCAAACGTTAACCGCAGAATTTTTAGGCAAAGAAATTACTTTAGTGGACAATAACGGCATTGCTTATGTGGCAATGCGTGAGATTGTTGAGGGAATTGGGTTAGACTGGAAAGGTCAGCATAAAAAACTGATGGAACAGAGTGAGAAATTCAACTGTGGACATATCACCACGGTTGCCAAAGATGGCAAAAACCGTGAAATGTTATGTATCCCGATTAAAAAGCTTAACGGCTGGTTATTTGGTCTAAACCCAAACAAAGTGCGTGCCGATTTAAAAGAACGCTTAGAAAATTATCAAGAGGAATGTTTCTTGGCGTTGTGGGACTATTGGACGGAAGGTGTCGCCCGCCGTGACGAAGTCAAAAACAAATTGGCATTGTGGCAACAAAAGAAAGCCGAATACACGCAACGCGCCACTGAGCGAGGGAAGTTGCTGCAACAATGCAAATCGGAAAAGCAAGCCCTTGAGCGTGAGCTTTTACAAATTAAACAGTTAGATCTTTTCTTGAACTTATAACCGCACAATCTTTTAGAAAGTGCGGTTTTTTATTGGAGCAAATATGCCTAAACCACTACCAACAGAAATGCGATCAGATCTGTTTAAACTTGAGCAAGGCGCATTGTTAGAGCTGTGGGAAATTGACTTGCGTCATATCTCAAGCAATGCCGATCCTGATGTTAAAGGCGAGATCTACCGTTTCCACAACGGCGTAAGCCAAACTCGATCCAATATTTGGTGGCAAGGTAAAGAGTACCAAGCCTACCCGATAAAAGCAGACGGTTTTGAGATTAGTGGACAAGGGCCAAGCAACCGCCCAACACTTGTAGTATCAAATCTCTACGGCATTGTAACCGGCATTGTTGCGTACTTTGGGCAGGGTGTCGGCGGCAAGGTAACACGCCATCTTGTGCCGGCGGAATATTTGGATGCAAAAAACTTTCCGGGCGGTGTAAATCCAACGGCAGATCCGAGACAAGAAAGTGTAAGTTACTACATCATTGAGCAATTAAAATCACTTGATGATGAGCGTGCCGTTTTTGAGCTGGCATCACCGGCGGAAACAGATAACGCAAAAATCCCATTATTGATGATTACCTCCGATACTTGTATTTGGCAATATCGCTCCCCTGAGTGCGGTTATACCGGAGGCCCGGTGGCTGACGAATTTGACAATCCAACAAGTGACCAAAAAAAGGATAAATGCTCACACTGCATAAGAGGTTGCAAATTACGCTTTGGCGAAAATGCGATTTTGCCTTTTGGCGGATTTCCGAGCACGACACAGTATGGGAATTAAACTACACTCAATTGTAAACGTTTCCCAAGGACGCCTAATGCTTTGCTAATTGTGTCTATTTTAGTGTTGTGGCGCACATTGACGATTCGTTGCACTTCGGCAGGGCTGGTATTCATCAATCGTGCTAATTGCGCATTTGTGACCCCTTGTTCAAGCTGGGCATTATGCAGCAGTACTTTCGCAGTCATTAACACGGATAATGGGATAGCATGCTGATCTTCCGTAATTTGGTCAGGTAAGGGAATCGGTTTATCCATCCCGAAATAGTCTTCAATATAAGAAACCAACAAATCCTCACACATTGATGTAGTTTCTTCGATTGTTTCGCCTTGGGTAAAGCCGCCAAATTGCGGGAAATGGGCAATGTATCCACCTTCTTCGGCAGGTTCGAAAACAGCAGGATAAAATAACATATCATGACCTCACTTGTTGCGATGAAAGCCCTCAATAAAGAGGGCTTGAATTATTTTAGACCCAGTTGTTTTTTTACACCTTCGACTAAGCCCGTTTTAAGTTCTTCGCTTGGGTGTCTGGGTAGTCTGCTTATGTTCCCGTTGTAATACAGTTTTAAATGTTTTGTTCCATTTTCAACGATTACGCCGTTCGCTTTAAGCCATCTTAAAAACTCACTTTGTTTCAAAAATACCTCCGTTCGTTTTAAGATGTGGTAATTATATACAAAAATGTAAATTCTGTCAAGCAAAAATATACAAAAATGTAAATCTCATGGTAAGCAATAAATTAAAATCAGACATACTGGCGCATGCCGAACAATGTAAGCCGCAAGAATCATGCGGTTTTGTTGTTTTTGACGGTCAGCAAAATATCTATATCCCGTGCGTTAATATATCGCCCGACCCAATCAATTATTTTGAGATTGCGCCGGAAGAATTTATCGCTGCGGAAGAAATCGGGCACATTGTCGCCCTTGTCCACTCTCATCCCGACAGTGCCGAGGGAAAAGGTTTGCCTTACCTCTCAACTGCCGACCGTGAATGCCAAGTGCGGTTAGATTTGGATTTTTGGTTAGTTGTTGGTGGAGAGATTAAGCAATTTCGCAACATCCCACCACTGCTCGGAAGACAGTTTGAAAACAATAAACAAGACTGCCGAAACATCGTATTGGATAGCTATATGTTGTCCGGCATTGATTTAGACGACAAGTCAGAATATCCGTTTGACTGGTTTGAATCCTCCAACCTATACGAGGACGGTTTACAGCGATGCGGATTTTACAAGCTAATGCAAGAGGACGATGTACAGCTTGGCGATGTCGTCCTAATCCAAGTCGGCGCTGATGTGGCTAATCATGCCGGGGTTTATTTAGGTAACCAAATGATGATACACCACAGTGAGGATAGATTGTCTGTGCGCGTACCGTACAACGGATTTTGGCTCAAGCATACTCACTCAATATGGAGATTTAAAGATTGGTACAAGTTAAATTTTACGGCGATCTTAAACGATTTGCAGATAGCCCGATAGAGTTAGAGGTTAGCAATTTTAAAGAGCTTATGAGCGGTCTGTTTACGCAGATTAAGGGACTTAGACAACATATCCGCAAAGGCTATTATAAAGTCCGCTTTGGTAGTAAGTATCTATCCGAAGATCAACTCAAGACAACGCCAATCATTGACCTTAAAGATGGTTGTACGGTGCATTTCACGCCGGTAATTTCCGGGGCGGGGAAAGGTATTGGGGTGGGACAAGTTATTTTAGGTGCAGCACTCATCGCGGCAGCCTTTTTTACTGGGGGCGCATCAATTTCGGCATGGGGGACAGGTGCAACGATGATGGGGGCGATGGGGGCATCAATGGTGCTATCGGGCGCGATGACCTTGCTCACAAAAGTGCCAAATATGGACACAAAATATAACGAGGGCGAGAAGAAACAAAGTACCTCGTTTAGCAATATCAAAAACTTAACCCCACAAGGGAGACCAATCCCTTTGCTGTACGGAAAAATGCTAACAAGTCTTGTGCTTATATCGCAAGGAGTTGAAGCGTTTGATGACATGATAGACACAAAAGATCAAACAAAGAAAAACTCAAGACCATTCTTTTTTGGAAATTAATTTAGGGATTCGTTATGGGTGGTAAATCAAAAGGTGGCGGCGGACATACTCCGTACGAGGCGCCGGATTCTTTGCGCTCGGCTCAAAAATTACGCGCAATCGGCCTCATTTCACTTGGTCCAATTAAAGGGCCTGCAAACAAGTGGAAAGACACGTATTTTGACAATACGCCAATCCAAAATGCAAACGGCGTAGATGATAATGATACCGGTAGTTTTAATTTTACAAATACCGAGATCCAATACAATTTGGGATATCAAGACCAAAAACCGTTAGAGGGATTTGAGGCATCTGAGCGTGAAGTCTCCGTTGGAGCAGAGGTAAAGCAACAACATCCTATTACGAGATCGGTGATAGATCCTGATGTTACACGCTTACGTCTGACGATCGGCATAAATGCCTTAATCTCACAAAACGATCAAGGCGATACCAACGGCACATCGGTTGATTTCCAAATTTTAATCAACAGCACACCGCGCGGAACGTATCAGATCGAGGGCAAATCATCATCTCGATTTTACCGCAGTTACATCATAGATGATTTACCGCCAAGACCATTTACGGTTACTGTCAAACGCGTGACGGCGGATAGCAAATCTCAACGCTTACAAAATGGTACACATTGGGTAAGTTACACAGAGATTATCGACACAAAATTAAGCTATCCGAATATGGCGATTGTCGGCATCAAGACCGATAGCCGGTACAACCCAAATTTTCCCAACATCAATTTTTTGCTGTATGGGCGCATTATCAAAATCCCGACAACCTACAATCCTGAGACACGCACATACGCACCGGGATTGTGGCGAGGTGATTTTAAAATGGGTTGGACCAATAACCCAGCATGGATTTTTTATGACCTTATCACAGATAAATTAGCCGGTTTAGGTCAGCGAATTGGCGATTATGGGATTGATAAATTCCAGCTTTACGAAATTGCAAAATATTGTGACGAATTAGTTGATGATGGCTACGGCGGGAAAGAACCTCGCATGGTATCTAACTTGTGGATTACCGAACAACGTGAGGCATACAACGTACTGTCTGACATGGCGTCCGTTTTCCGCGCGATCGCCGTTTGGGATGGCACACAATTTACCGCAATCCAAGACAGACCGGCTGACCCCGTTTGTTTGTACTCTCAATCAAACGTAAAAGACGGCAAATTTACCCGTCAATACGCCGCAGGAAAGGCCATTTTTACCGCGGTTGAGGTTGAGTATGCGGATGAGCGCAATCTATACCAAAAAGCGATTGAGTACGTTGCCGACAATAGCATGATTGCTCGTTACGGCTACAACGTCAAAAAAATGACCGCTTATGGTTGTACCTCGCGCGGACAGGCTCATAGATACGGAAAATGGGTATTGGAGACATCACGTCTTGAGCAATGCACGATTACGTTTACCGTTGGTCGACAAGGATTAATGCACTTACCCGGTGACATTATCGAGGTCGCAGATAACAATTATGCCGGCAAAGTTTTAGGCGGCCGAGTTATTGCGATTAACGGTAAAAAGGTAACGTTAGATCAGCCTGTAGAGATTAAAGGCGAGAACTATCTAAACTACATCACCACTGATGGTTTGACAAAAATCAAAATTAAGTCGGTGGATAAGGCTAATCCTGCCATCGTTGAGCTTGATAGCGTACCGCAAGGATTGAGCATTTTTGATAACTGGGTGCTTAAATCAGGCGTAGTGTCAACGCAACTCTACCGCGCACTCGGTATCACCGAAAATGACGACGGAAGCTACACCATTACTGCATTGCAACATGAAGCGCAGAAAGAGGCGATTGTTGATGGTAGTGCGAGCTTTATGCCGTCTGTTACTACGGCTCATGGCGCAGGAGTTAACAAACCTGCCAATGCCGATGTGAGTTTTGGTGATGGTGGCGTTAAATTAACGTGGACGACATCAACAAATCATGGTGCGGTCAAGTATGACGTTAAATTATACCGTAACGGCAATCTATACAGCACTCACTTAGACTTGGATAGTCCGGAGATTAGTTTTGATAATCTCCCAAACGGAAGATATACGGTAGAGATACGCAGTAAAAATAGCGCAGGTCAATTATCCGATCCGGTAACGCGTACATTTGAGATTAATCTTAATATCCCTCGCTTTGTCACTAAATCACTATTGTTTGCGATTGAGCTTGATTGGGATTTGCCAAAGACTGCCACGGTTGGAAACTACACCGAGGTTTGGCGCAGTACCACTAATGACATCCGCAAAGCGGTTAAAGTGGCAACCTTGCCATATCCACAAAATAACTACGTTATGAGTGGGGTGCCGTTGAACGCTGAATATTATTTTTGGTTGCGTTGCGGCGATAAAAACGACAACAAGGGCGAGTTTACCTCGGCCGTATTTGGCGAGGCAGACCACAACCCGGATAATCTACTCAATGCAATTGAGGGCAAAATCACTAAATCACATCTTGGGCAAGAGTTGATTAACTCGCTCAAAAATGATTTGGATAGTGCGGTGTCTGAAGAGGCAAAAGCACGCATTGCGGCAGTAAATAACGCACTCCAACAAATTAATAACCAAGCAGCCACCGCCGGCACAGCGATCCAAAAACTGGAAAAAGCAGATAAAGACCAAGCCGAGACGATTAAAACCGTAACGGCAAAAGCGGAATCTGCATTATCCGGCATAACTGCTGTACAACAAGCTCAAGCTAACAGTGACAAGGCTAATGCCCAACAAATTAATGCATTAACTGCGCGGGTTGGTGGGGCAGAAGCTACTGTAACGCAAATGAGCAATACTGTTGCGGGGCTTAACGGTAAAGTGAGCTCAATGCACACGATCCGCACGCAAGCTATCAATGGTGGAAGAACGGCGATAGCCGGCATCTCATTAGGCGCAAACGAAAAAGAGTCATCTGTGATTGTGATGGCTGATAAATTTGGGATTGTGGCTAATGCCAATGATAGCAATGTTAAACAAGTCTTTAGCGTTGCTAACGGTCAAGTCGGTATCCGTGGCGATTTGGTTGTGGCCGGGTCTGTGACGCGTGACAAGTTATCATCAGGTGGTGGTGGGAATCTCCTAGACAACCCTATATTTGCGAATAATGCTTACGGATGGGGCGAAAATAGAGGTAACGGCGCATTAACTGGACAAACTACAAGTCTAGTAAGACGGATGAGTAATAAATTTAGCGGACTGGTTACAAATAGCTCGGTTATGATTGCCGAGGTAAGAGCTAATTCCGCTGTGTCTAGTTGGTGGCAGATTGCAACGCAGACCGTTAGTGTCGATCCTGGTCGTCGGTATTGCTTTTCCGCCTATATGGATGCTTGGGCGTGTACGGGCGAGTTGATGATCCAAGAGATTGCTGGCGATGGTAAATCTTGGGTTAGAGATTTTGCTTTTTCTGGTCGCAAAGGGAGAAGTGTTGCCGGTTACTCTCAATCAGGTGCGTTAGAAGAGGGCGACGGAAGCATACAATCAAGCACTCGTAGCCATGTGTTTTTTACCGCTCCAAGTACTGGCTATATATCAGTTGTTTTTATTATGCATGATATACAGAAAGCTAGCGTGCTAAAAGTAGCCATGCCAATGCTTGAAGAGTGTACCGAGCACGCAACGGAGCCTAGCCCATGGCAAAACGCCGGTTTAACGGAGGTCCACGGCGGAAGCATTATTGCTAACACAATCCGTGGCGACCACATCCAAGCCAATCAGGAGATTAGAGCTCCAAGAATATCAGGTGGAGAGATTGATATAAGTGGCAATGACGGAATTTTGCGGGTTGGCCGAACAGGTAATTTCCTCGTTCGAGCAAGTTCTCAAAATAGGGGGCTTGTCATGAATAATGACCAGATTATTGTTTATGACGAGCGTGGTAATGTTAGGGTTAAAATCGGGAAACTTATGTAGTTTAAGGAGTAATTATGTCTGATTATGGAGTGGAGATATACGCAGAAAATAAGCGGCGACTTTTTACAAGCCATCAGCGCATCCTGAAATTACAGGGTTTTAGGGTTATCCGAGGGAGTGGCGGCCAAAAAATTGAGCTAAAGCAATACCAACGGCCTTTTTTTATGGCGTCACCAATCAATACAAACATTGTGGCTGGGCGAATCATCGAATTACGGTTTGATCAGGATAGTCAACACGTAATTTTTAGTTCGCCCAACGATCAAGAATATCTTTTGTATTACGGGACTTACTAAATGATCGGAATAGAAATTGATAAATGGGGCTCAAGCATTGACGCCAATTTTAAAAGCTTGGCATTTTTGCGGAAAGGGGAGCTAAATGCAGGTCAGCAAAGCATCACTTGTAATATTGATGAGATTGTTGTCATTCGCGCAGACAACTCTTGTATGGTCAATTGTTACATTGTCAAGCGTAACGGAAATACCGTTACTTATGAAATGCAGATAATCCCAGCCACCGACTTTAGCTTTGATGCGGTTTGCCCTATACCGGTCCCATTTAACCGACCAGATGGGTATAGTCTCAAAGTCGAGTATTTTGTTTTTGGCAGTCCAAGACCCGTTACAGGTCAATATGGGATGGTTGTTTATAACGCTAACGGTGACGTTGTGTTTTCTTCGGAAAACCGATATTTAAACCCTATCGGAGTATCAACCATTAGGGCTGATGGGCGCTGTTCAGGATACCCAGAAGACAGCTCAAACAGGGAAAAATACGGCGTTATATTACAAATGAGTAATGCCTTTATGGCTCCAGGGCTACAGCGCGGAAATGGCATACGGACGGCTCAAACAGTTATCGCATTCGAGGAATGGAGGTGGGATAGACGGAAAATTGGTATATACATTGCCCCAATGTTTATTGAGGGGGGCGGAAGCACTTATCCCTTAAATGGAAACATCGATACAGTTATCGTAGATTTACGTGGACTTTAATTTTTTTTACGGAGTAAAAAATGAAATACATAGACAAAAAAATCGAAGAACCGAGAACAGGTGCAAGCGCAAGCTATCACGTTGTCAGCGGATTGCAAACGGAATACACCAGTGGTAATACGTTTGTGACGATCTCGTCTTATGTGTCAAAAGACAAAAAAGACGAGGGGAAAGAGAGTTTAAGCATTAATACGTTTACTATCCCAGGCGTGCCGGGTTGGGACGTAATCCCTTACGAGTGGGCATTATCCGAGCTTGTAAAAGCGCAACCGGAAGATTTTGTGCCGGAGGCATATATGGGGTATGTAAATCCTTACATGTTTGCCGGAGGTAAGGTTAAAGACGCAGATTAGTAAAAATAAAACGGCGGGTAATTCCGCCGTCTTTTTTATTTTTGCGACCCGTAAAGCTCAATCATTTTTTTGATTAGCTCCGGTCTAGATATATTTTCCGCCGCGCAGATGCTATCAAATTTATCCGCAATGTCAGGTGATAACGATATGCTTAGTCGCTTGTAATTGTTTTTTGCATACTCTGCCGCATTGCGGCTTATCGCTTTTTTCCTGGCATTGCTTAACTTGCTATAGCTCATTATTATCCTCTTTAATCTGTTTACATTTCCAACCTTTCCACATCTCCCGCTTTGTAGCGGACGCATTGGCAAGTCCATTTGTTGCGTTGCAGTATTCGCCACCAGTTCCGCGCTTTCCGCCTGTGCGTTTAAAAATCACGTCTCCAGNTCCATTTTTTTGCGTGGACGTTTGTTTCAAATTTACCCGCTTTTGGGCTTGTTTTTGCTGCATTTGTGGCTAACGGTTGATTGACGACACCAAATGCCATTTGAGGTTTTTTATGTCCTTTGTCGATTCTGACAGATCTTTCTTTTGCTTTGCCTGATTGGTTAAGCTGGTAACGCTTTTTAGCCACTGTGTTATAACTTTTACCCAACTCTTGGGCTAATTGTCGATTATTTTTAGTCCAGTCAACCTTATCCCAATTTGGAGTAATAATAACGGTTTCCGGA